TTTCTTTTCACAATATTTGCTTTAAAATGCAATTGTTCTCCGGTTCTCAACCTTGTAATCAATATATAATCTTTTGAAATTTTATTTGCAGGGAAAATATCTTTCAATTCATTTTCGCTTATATTTACGGAATTACGAGTTGCAGTAATATGATTAGTGGTTACATCGATTGTCTTGTTCGTAGTATTTTTAACATTTAATTCAATTTGTATGTCATTATCTTCGTATGTATTTATCTCATCTTCTTTAAGACATATTGGAATAAGTCCAATCCTATGAATAATTATTTCATTGTGTAGAGCACCATTATTAATTATTATTTCAACAGTAGGGTCGTCATTATCTAATTTTTCACCGATAATACCTGGTGTTGGAATATCAGTTAATATAACACGTCTAATACCATTAACTACAGCAAGGTCAATGTTATTTATATCAAAACTATGACAATTCGAAGGGTTATCATATGAGTAATTATGAAACATTTGTATTATATTATTAATATTATATCTATCTTATATATCATTTTTTAATATATTAAAAAAAATAACTAATATTTAAATATTAAAAGAAGCTACGACGAACGGGTGAAGCGGAACGGCGACGACGACGAACCGGAGAAGCGGCACGACGGCGAGCAGGAGAAGCAACACGACGGCGAGCGGGGGCTGCAACTTTCTTTTTTCCACCACCTGATGATAATTGGTTTAAGAAGGAACGAACAGAAGAAATAGAAGAAACTACTGGCGGTTCAACAACTTCGCCTCCGGTTTTTCTATATTTAGGAGTTCTCTTTTTAAGACCTCTCTTTTTCCCACATTCTTGTGATGTAGTATCAACGTCCGGTTCCTGGCCTTCACCGTTGCCTCCAGTTCTTTTCTTCATTGCGGCTCTTTTCATTGCAGCCTTTTTCATTGCGGCTCTTTTCATTGCGGCTCTTTTCATGCCCCCAGCCATACTAGAAGAAGCAGGATCAGTATGAGCAGTATGAGCAGTAGGTTCAATAGGAGGAGCAGTAACAACTTTGCCATCTTCCATTGCTTCTTGTAAAAACCCACCTAAAAATTCTTTCATATTCTTGCGACCTCGTAATTGCTTTGCATGTTTTTTATAAAATCGACCCCCATCTATTGGACTTTCTTCCATTATATATTCTTTCTATATATACGCGCGATTTTTATTTTATATTTTTTAAAATATAAAAAATAAATATGAAAATAATAATATATAAATATATGCGAAACAGGGGGTAATTAAGAAATTAAACTTGTCATAATTGCGAAACACATCGATGTTCTTTTAGACATTTCATTAATTGGATTTGACGCAAAGAATTGAATAAGGGTTTTGATATTATTAACATCGTTGCATTGACATAGATAATGATATACATTTCCAATATTAATCATTTTTGCCTTGTAAGTATTTACTTGCAGATTACGAAGTTGCGCTAAATGATATTGGATAATTGGCGGGAATTGTTTATCCATTTCTTTATTCATTTTGTAGCGATTATAATTAGGATAATAATTTGTCGTCGCTTTGTAATAACTATACAAACTATCTTTAATAGTAGATATAATGGTATGAACAAGATATGTGGGGTCTATTTTTTGACCGTTATTATCAACCGGTAAATTAATATCAGGGTTATAATTAGAGATATAATCTTTGATTGTATATTCTTGTTTATTTTTCATATACACCGAAATAATATTCATCCAAATATTTGGATGACAAGGGTCCGTTTCTTCGCGAAAATTAATTGCATCAGTCGAAATTTTATATAATTTAATTTTGTCATTAACAATTTTTTTAACAATCAATCCATAACTATATTGTAGGTCGTTAATATGCATATAGGCTTCATTGATATTATTAAATGGCAAGGGATATTTAACACCCAATGTAATAAGCGAAGGAATGACAGATGATATAATATCATTTTCAATAAGCGTATTGCGATGCTTTGTATTAATGTGAAACATATCCATATAATTATTACCGAGCAATCCAGTATAATCAACAATATGTTTATTTTCGTGATGAACAATAAGGAATTCATATGCCATATTTGCGTCAAGATTTTGAACAAATAGATTTCTCAATGTCAACGAAACTTCTTCTGCAGTTAGAGCGGATAATTCTTCGGCTGTAAAGTGTTCTTTGTAATATTTAAACAAGATTTCATCGAACATATTACCGTGCTTTTTTGTAGGATGCGAGAACTTCGAACTATTTGCATCTGGACAACTTGACGTTCCGAAATACCATTCATTCTTGTAGTTATAGACTGTAATGATTGTTCCGTCGTATGCTTCGTAAATCTTATCATCTGATGAATATACGGTATTGATATAATTCATATAATCAATACGTTCAGGAATTGAGTTTGCATATGTTACAACAATATTATTATTACATTCCATACTAAAATCGAGTACAACGCTTCTACATTGCTCATATAATTCTTTAAAGTTTTCAACATTTTTTCTTAAATATGAATTGTGAAGCAGAACAATATCGCTACGACCTTTGAATTTTTTAACCTTCATCAACGGCCACAAATGATATTTCTTCAAAATGAAAATGAGACAGTTGGCATAATTATTTTCATCATTAGTCATTTCATCGCTACAAATATTCTTGCGTTCTTCATAAAGTTTAAATGTTTCATCTACAAGTTGATATAGGTTGGTAGGAAATTTAAAAGGTTGATTGTCGGGATTCATTGATACTTTGTGTCTTGTTGCAAGTATTATTACATAATAATAATTGCTTATATCAATTTTTATTATTATAATGTAAAAAAATGAAAAAATTGAAAAAATGAAAATTTTATTTTTTGTAATATTTATCAAACCATACTTGTCCGACTTGTTTAGATGCATCTTCCGACGTTAATTCATTTTGTATAATTTTATCACGCATAGATAAAAAATACTCTAAACTTTCGTAATTAAATCCCTCTTTTTTTGTAACCATATCAAAAAGCATTGGATACCTTTCCTCGAATGATTTAAATCTCTCATCCTGTCTAATCTTGTTAATTAAATCGGTGTATTCAGTTGTCGCTTTATTATTTTGCATATAAAGCATAATATCTTGAACAGTATCTCTAATATCTTTGGTTTCTAAACCATCACTAACAAACTCTGGAACATTTGTAATCTTTGCTTTCTTGTTTTTTCCATCATTATTAGTGTCTCTTTTATTTTTCTGGGAACTCATCAAAGAATACGAAGATACTTTAATACTATTAAATATATATTATTTAATCTTTATATTATTTTACAAAGAAGGTAGTAAATAGATTTTGTCTAAATTTTATTCCTTCTATTGTAGTAGAATAAATATAAAAAATGAAGAATGAACTAATGTATTCAGAGTTAGATTATAGTCCAAATGTAAAAGCACCTGAACCATTAAAAAATGCGGGTTTATATACAGGTGAAGTGTTATTTGATAAAAAACCATGGGGAAACAATTATATAATTCCGCGTGTTGAACCAGACGCGGTCGCATATAGTGCACAATTCTATGCGAGCCATCATATCCCTTCATATAATAGACCTGGGAATAATACCATAAATAGTCCCTATTATAAGACATATGGTGTACCTGGAGAAAACTATCATTACAATTTTTCTTGTCATACTAATGTATTAGGTTGAGGTTTCCTAATAACCTCCTTGTTTTTTTCTAAAAAGTTGCATATATATTCGTATGTTTCATTAACTTGTTCGAATGTAATACCACCTGTTATTAAAACACTTCCACTTTCAAACAAAGCACCTGTTACTTTCTTACATTCGCCTATATTTTGCCCTGAACCTTTACCATAACAATATTTAGGACACGAACATATCCCGTTTTTATTATGGTTGTTAATATTCCAGAAATATTCTAATTTTACACCTTGATATATTCCTGGCTGAAAACTGCATTTATTATTATATGGTTCGTTAATAAATAGTTTGTGTATTTCTTTTCTTCGAATTTCAAAACCATTTTGAAGTTCTGGGTCCTTGTAAACTTTGAAATCAGTATTAATCATACGTATTTTGAAGTTTTGATATTTTAAATCTAACTTATAATCTGCATCTACATTCACAATAATATTTTTATCAATCGTGTTGTAAATTAACTTAATATCATTAATTATATGATTAACAATGTGTTCTGTATCCTTCACATCCTTGATCCCGGTTAATTGTATATTGCCATTTTTAAATATCTTGACATTTGGTATATATTTATCACTAAACTTATATATCACTGTTACTTGATTATCAAATCTATTCTTTTTCATAGTATTTTTCTTGCTTTTCCTCCTTTTTTTAGGATATACACCCTTCGATACATCTACCCCATTTTTCATAAACTGAACCCACACAATACCTTTATCAACACCCTCAATCACATTTTCAATAACCTTAATATTATCAAATAATATCCCAAGATTTATATTAATATCATTACCTATGTTTGCATTGCAAGTGATGGTCGAAATTCTATACGGCGAAAAGAATATATTGCTCATTTTAAATTGTAATTATTGACGCATATATATAAGAATATAATTCTTTATATCATTTTTTTATATTATGAAACAATTAAACTTAATTTACTATCAATTGTGTTTTTATTTTTTTTAACATTAATATTTTGATTATCTAATTTAATATGCATATTATCAGTTATATTTTTAAGATACGAAGTATTTACAACTTCATAACTAAAGTTTGTCGAAATCATCGGGGGGAGATTAAGAATATATGTCTTGTCGTTTGTATAATGTCCTTTACGAAACTCTTCTATTGACATTGGACCATTAAATATTTTCAGTAAAAACCTTGATGGTGCAGGGCGAATAGGATGCGTAAATCCATAATGCTTACTTAACATTTGAATTAAACTATTAATTTCCCATACCTTGTCGCTTCCACAATGAGAAGAAAAATTATAAGCATTTGCACATTCGAGAGAGCAAAAATTTCCAAATAATATATATGTGTCCGTTTTAATATTATATTTATAAGGCATCCCATAAGTCCTATTTTCAATTGGATGACAGCACCAATAGCAATTATTATTAGAATTTAAAAAATCATCCTTGTGAGATACTTTCAAAGAATATTCGCTATTATCATTATCAAATATAATATTATCTTGTATAGTACTGTATGTACTATTCTCATTTATATAAAAACAATTTGGTTCATAAGGCTCTGGAAATTCTTTGCAGATATTGTCAGTAATATTTAACTTATTTATTTGCGCACTTGATATAGGTAATTGCAATATTATATCTTCGTTGTCTACAACAGATATATCCTTTATTATTGTATTCATTAAATTCTTCTTTTTCTTTGGTTCTGTTGTCTTATCATCAATAACTTTTGCTTTTCGCGGCATTTATTATAAGTGATGTCTTATATAAGACATATATGCGTTTATTATTTATATATCTTTATATTTATCATTTATCAAAATAATTTTTGAAATATACAATATTTTTAATTAAAGCATTATTAATATTTTCAGAAGGATTTTTATTGTTTGTTTCAAACTTTATATCACCTTTTCCAGAAGATATACATTTCATTTTAATTTCTTTTATTTCATTATTAAGCGAGTTTATAGTATCTATTAAATATTTAATAATGTATCCTGATAATAAAATTAATAATATTACAAATAAATCCATTTTCTTTTATTAAAGATGGATATAAAAATTATTAAATATTTAATTAGTAATTACTATTTATTACTTACTAATTATTAAGTAAACTTAAAGTTTGCTTCACCGCCATTAATAACAAACACATTCATAACTTTCGAATATATTAATACTTCGAAATTAACATCAGTTTCCCTTGTATTATATTTTTCATATAGTGAGTTTATTCTTAATAAATCAAATAAATATGAGTATTCCTTTCTTTTTAGCACATTTTTTTGCATATCTGACTCATCATCATTATTATTAAGTTTTATGTACAAAGATGTTTTAATTTTTTCACTATTATATGAACCAGTTGCAATTATTTTTTCTGGGAATAATGCGAATGAATAACAGTATATTCCTGTTCTGGGAACGTTCGTATGATATTGATAGGGTTGAATATTATTATAATAATAGGCGTTCTCATCCTCGCGGACTATTGTACTTGCCCAATTAATTTTTGCACTGTCTAATATACCCATATTTTCATTATATACATGCGATGCAGTATAGTTGTCATATATATTAAACTTTTCGATAATATCTTGTCTTCGCAATACCCAGATTAACTCTTTCACATGTAAATGATTACTTAAATTTGTTAATTCAAAATCTGTCCCTGAATCTGTAATTTTAATATCTCTTTTTGTAAAAGATACATAATCAACAACATATTCACGAATACCATTTAATGCAACCGCTCTATATTTGCTATCAAGTAGTATATAATTAACATATAAATAGCTTTTTATACGACTATCATTATTTATAAATGTTTCAATAGTAATTTTACTGGTTCCCTGTAGATTATATATTTCATTATAGAAAGTAGGAGAAACAAATAATTTTAGTTTATCACACCACACTTGATATAATTTTTCAACATCCCTTGTTTCAATAGTAACATGTAATTCTCGTCCAAACATTTTATATAGCGGTAACGCCAAAGATGGATTACGCGTAAACCAAAAGTTCAATGGAACTTGCAATTGTCTTCCTCTGATTGAAGGGTTTGTATTAATTATATTTTTTTCTGCAGTTGGATATGTGTTATTATATAATTTATTATTTTTAATTTTATATGTAGTACTATTATTATTTGGTGATATATATTCTGGTATATTCCCAATTAATTTATTATATTCGTCCCCATCCTTATTTGTAAGCTCATTCCATATATTCATCCATTCACCATATAATCTATCTATAATAACTTCACCATCTGTTTTAATTTTTGCCTCAATAATAAATATGTGGCCTATATTTTTAATCCATCTAAACCTATATACATCTGATGAATATATATCAGGTAAATTAAAGCAGAAATACATTTTATTTATTAAATCACCATGATGTCCTATTTTAAAACTTATAGTAGTATTTGCAGTCGGTTTATTTAAATCAATTATGCCATTCTTTTCTGCTGGTTCTATCCTATTATGCATTGAAAAGTTCACATGTCTATTATATACGTATTTAAAGTAATTAATATTAGGATTTTCTGTTATATGTGCATCCAGTTGTCCATTTAAAACTAATTGCGCTAAACCAGCACCCATATTAATATATATATTGATACCTTATTAATATCTTATATATTAATAAATATCTTCTATACATCATAGGGTTTAATAAAATTATATAATTTAGGATAAGACCGTTCATCCTCGAAAGATGCAATAATTACAGGTTCAGCACCCGAATTATCAACAATAATTATTGTAGGAAAACTGGAAATATTCATACTTTTAAGACGTTGTATGTTATTCTCCCTTTCATATTTTTTAAGCGTTATTTTTGTAAATCCGCCTTCTCTAATAAGTTTTTCCCAAACACCTGACCCATTAAACACGTCGCAATGATGACAACCTTCCATATAATAATATTCTGCAGTATATTTATTGTTAAAAAACCCTTCTTGTATTTGCTGTTTATTTGTAATTAATATAACTGCCGCGATAAATACTACTGAAAGTATAATAATATATGAAGAAGATGCAATTGAACCGAATACACTCTTGCTTGCCCCGAATACACTCTTGCTTTTAATCTTACTATTTTTTAACATTTATTCTAACATAATGATATATTATTAATCTAACCTTCTCTAAATTATATTGTCAGTAATTTCAGGATAGTAGCAGTAGTCTTTAAAAACTGTATCTTTCATGTATACAGTTTCAGGTGCGAATGCTATAATGGTATAAAAGTTATATAATTTATTTGAAGTTATATTATTTAAAAATTCATCCAATATATTAACATTAATTAAAATAATTCTACAATCTAAACTATCATAGTTAATATAAATGTTAGATGGTGTATTAACTAAATAAATACTGAAATCCTTTTTTTCCAATAGTTTTTTATATTCTAATATATCATCATTGCATACGATAATTGTTCGATAGATTAACATTGTTTTATAAATATCATCTAATCCTTCTACAAACTTATTTTTCAAATCTATATCCATGATATAATATATATATTATATATATCATAATATATATATATAATTTTTATATGCGAACGATATATGATTTATATATAAGATTATTAAATATATTTATAATATAAATGGATGATAAAGTAATAAAAATCAATCTCACTGTTTTTAAAAATATATATAATATTAATAATACTGTTCCAATTGCAATTATAAATAAAGCCGACAATCTTAAAAAATCATGCAATTGTTTCAATTCATTATATGACCCTAAAATGATATGGGAAAAAAAAATATTTAATAAGAGAGATAAAAATACAGGCGGATATGATACAGCAACTAATATAAATAATAAGGGGCGTGTTCATATTATTATTCCCGATTTCTCTGATTCATCTAATATTAAAAGGACTTTGATTGGATATTTAAATAAACTAACACAAAAAAACAAGGATTTAATTTATGAAAAGATTAAGGTTATTATAGATAGTAACAATACAGATGAAGTATTCTTAATTATTTGGTCATATATCAAAGTATCTGATTGCGATAATAATATATATATCAAATTATTAGAATATTTTGGTGAAGAGTTTTTAAATAGTAGTATTAATAAATTATGGGATAGTTATTTAAATAATGATGAGTGGAAACCGCCCAAATATATATATGAAAACAATTTATTATTATTGAATAATGAATATGAATTATACTGCGATTATATTAAGTGGAAGAAAGGGATACATAATATAAATATTATATGGATAAAATATAAAAGGGACGAGATTTCGCAATTATTAAATAATATACACGATTATATGATTGAATGCATTAGCAATCCAAAAATCCACAAGTATATAATAGATATATTTATGGAACAGATTTTAAAAATATTAAATAAATATAACGATATAAATATAATTGACAAAATAAAGTTATTGGATATTAAAAATTTTGAAAGTTCTACAAAGTTTTTAATCTATAATATTCTCGAAAAATAAAAAATTTCTATTATTATAGTATAGAGAATTAATGAAAGATACGGATACTACTTTGTCTTTTTATAGCAGTGTATTTATACAATTAATATTCGCATTATTGCTTTTAATTATTTGGAGTTATATATATAAGTTAGAAACTATTGGATGCGAGTGTTCTGAACATAGTAATAAAACCTTTATTAAGAATTTTACTATAGTCGCCTTACTATATTTCTTTATTACTGCGTTTATATCAATGAGAACTATCGCGCAAAATTTGGGAAGTGGTGTTGTTCAATTATTAGCTGTAGGTACATTTATATTCTTCCTAACTTTCGTAGTATACATATATTATGCGTTTGAATATGTGCGATTTTTAATGAATGAAAAATGCAAATGTTCAGAAGATTTACGTCGTGAGATTATTGCAATAGGAACTATGATTTCGTTATTCTTATTCATAATATTATTATTCACTATCATAATAATACCTATTTTAATAAGCACTTTAACCACGTTATTTATGAAGATACAAGATTTCGAAAGTGAAGTTGAAGATGTAATTAAGAACCCAGTAAAATCAATACGAAACACCCCTGGTAGATTATTAAAGACTACAAGGGATATTGGGTCATTTGTTAAGGAAACCGCTTCTAAACTAACAAAGGGAAAAAAGAGACGTTAAAGATGCATTAAAGATGTCAATATAAAAAATATTTATTTTTACAACATATATAATCTAAATCATATATAATATATTATGATATCCTTAACATATCCTAAACTTCAGAGTCGTCAATTACGATTTCCTTGATGTAAGGTTGGAGGATTTCGTTAACAATAAGTTCAGGTTTGAACTCGTCATAACTCATAAAGATTTTAAGAAGTTGCTCTGAAAACCCAGAAATCATCGCAGTTCCTTCTGTTTTACAATTTACAGGAAAACTTTCTTTGTGTGATGAGTTAAGGTTCCAGAATATAAACTTTGGAGGAGTATAATCATTCGCTTTAAACATTTTAACAATAGTTTTATATACAGTTTCAATACATTTATTTTCATTATCAACATTTGCCTCATCAAATTGCATATCTGTGAAAATGAATAGTTTTTTAGGCATATCATCGTCCTTAATATTATTTTCCTTTCCATATTTAATAATCGCATCACAGCATTTAACAAAGTCAGTATTATATCCAAAATCTACATCAATTAATGATTTAAAGCAAGTATACAATGAAGGTTCAATACCTTTTTCAGTATATTCTTTGTATAAATCATCAGGAATTAGAGATACTAATTCTGGTTTATCGCTGAATGTAATAAATTTATTTTTGAACATTCCATTGCAACATTGTGATGTAATAATACCCAGAGAAATCGCAACTTGCGCAGGAATACTACCATTGCAAGCGGAAAACATAGAACCAGACAAATCAATCACCGCAAGAGAATTGCCAAGAATGCCACATTTTTTAACATTATCCACAATAGTTCTCCATTGTAGTTCAATCGTTTCATTTTCAGTATATTCGTCTTGTGTATTGCGGAGATTAACATAGTAATTTGCCAATTCATGAGGAAGAATACCAGTAACATTAATTTTGGCGGTTCCTTCTCTTACTTTTGATAAGTATTCGCAATATCTTTCACTGTCGTGATTATTAAAGGCTTTGTGCAATCTTTTTGATGCAACACCAGGAACACACTCGTAATTAATTTTGTCCCATTCATTATTACATATAAGCTTTTCTACGATATTAATTTTATTCCTCAAAGGAGCAAGATATTCTTTCCTATATTTTTCCATCTTTTTATTATCTTCTTTTCCGAATATGATTGTTGCAATCTTCTTTGCAAAATGCTTGCGACTATCATTTCTATCATTTTCGCTAGGTGCCCATTTGGCGCATAGAGAGATATTGCTAACCTTTTTCTCACTTTCTTTATTTTCTTCACCTTCCTCTTTATTCTCATTGTCTTTCAAGTTTGAAACGTCTTCCATTAATTTATCAGCAAATAATGTTAATTCGTAATTTTTACTTAACATTCCACCCGCACTATTTTCGTAGCAGATATAAAGTAAATCCTTCCAACGCCCATATTTATTAACATATGTAAGAATATTATTCATATATGTGTAAGGCTTGTGTTCTCTTAACCACAACATTGCCTGGTTAGAAACTCTTTTCTCCTTCTTTCCTGTTAATCTATCACGTCCGTTAAAGATGATTGCAACAGTTTTCACAGGGCTAATACTCCAACACTTTTCAATATACTTATAATTTTGCTCTTCCGTAAGATTGCGTGTATACATCATAAAATAGTCAATAATAATGCTTCCAGAAGTATCCAGTGCAATACCTCCATTCTCAGTACAAGTGTATGCAGACACAGTAGTTTGTTCGGTGCTCATGATTAGATTATAATCTTTGATTTTAATTAATATTAACTAATCCTTATGTATCAATTTTTATTTTTTAATATAATTAAATAATACATAAATAAAATAATACATAAATATAATATAATATGTTTTTAAATTTACCTTGGAAATATCAAAGGTCGCGAGTTTATAACTGTAAATTAAATAATGCAGATGATAGTTATATTCTAAATAATATTAGAGATTGGGTAATTAATCAAGAACCATCTGTTAAAACATCAACGCATTGGTGGTACAAAGATTTACCACCAAATATAAAGGACCTATTTTACGATATTACAAAGAATAGGAAAATAAAAGAAATGTTTAAAAAATCGTTAGGAAGCGATTATGCAATTGATATATTACATGATATGAACGAAATATACGTATCACCCCCGTCAAATAATAACAAGAACTTCGTAAAAAATGCATCCGATAATATTTTTTATACAAGGCATATTGATGGACCATTCTATTATATCCCGTTTGCCTCTTGTTATAGAGTTATTGTTGGTCTCGACGATAATAAAGATATTATGACCGTATTTAATATAATACCTGAAACCTATATAATAAAAACAGGGGATGTTGTCGGGTTTGACTTCCATAGAGAATGCCATTATATAACGCCAATAATTCGCA